AATTTTGCATTTATACTCGTACATATCTTTTCCTTTTAATAAACTTAACTAAACTATTTATAAGTGCTTTACAAATCATTAAGAATATGTTATACTAGTAAGTATGAATGAAGAAAATATAATAATGGCCGAGGTTCAAACAGATATGATGGATTTATTAGTAAAATATCAAGGATCCTTCGACCAAGCAGTAGCGATGTGTTTTAAATTGATTTTGGATTGCTATGTTTTACAAATGGGCGAAGAGGATACCCAAAAATTACTGGAACACGCTGTGAAATCAGTAAAAATGGGAAATCATAGTCAACTTTTTGAAAATTTACCCAAAAATTTGATAAATTAGAACAAAAATAGAACAAAAAACCCTTATAAATCAAGGGTTTTTTTAAAATTAAAGAAAAAAGTCAATAAAATCAATGATTTACAAAAAAAATGAGTTTTTCGCAGAAAACAAGGGTTTTTTAGGGCATTATTTCCTTGACATTTAACCTGTTTTAGTGTATATTATAAGAATAATAACAAATGAAAGATTACATTATGAAAAACAAAACAATTTTTAAACCTTCTGGTGAGAAAATCACAAACTTTAACGACTTATCTATTGCCTTACATTGGATTAAGGATCATGGTACAAATGATACTATGAATATGTTGATGTATGCCATCAAAGATAGAAGAACTGCTCTTGCAAAAGAAGCAAAAGCTTCTATTTCAGTAGGTTCTACTGTCGGTGTTAATGCCAGAACAGAATACTGGTTAGGTACTGTAACCAAAGTTATGAAAACTAGATGTGCAGTTAAAAATCAAAACAATGGTATGAACTATGCCGTTCCTATGTCATTGATTGATGTTAAGGAGGTTGCTTAATGAAATTATTTACAATACAATACATAACTGCTTGGGGCAAACCAGCAGAAAAAAGACTTATATCAAATCATGTAAGAAATGTTATTGCAAAATTTGAAAGAATTAAACCTAATGCAACAATACAAAAAGTTTATAAACACCATACTAACACAATATACGAGGAGGTATACAATGGGTAAAGTAAAAAATTGGGCATGGGATATGGCCGAAACATATCTTGACGAACTGATTACTAAAATTAAAGACGGCACTCTTACTGTTGCTACTGCTCTTGCAGAAGCAAAAACTAAAAAAGATATCGCTTGGGACCTTGTAGGTATCCATAGTGAATCTGAACTTGAAGAATGTTTAACCATAGAAAGTGATTTATAATGATTAAAGTTGAAAAAACTGCTAAAACACTAGACGAAGGAATTAAGAACTTGATGGCTGGTGCTAAACTAGACTATGAAAGAATGTCAACTAGAAACGGTCAAACAGAATTGTCTGGATATTCTAAAGAACAAGTTGAAACTTGGGATAGTAAAACAAGAGTTATGCCTGGTAAAAAGTACATTAAGATTGTACAAGAAAACGGCGTCTTTTGTTTTATTGTAAAAGAAGATTTTAAACACTTCGTAAAAGGCGATATATTAAAAGCTGCAGGTTGGGCCGCACCTGCTTTAAATTCACCAAGAGGTAATGTTCTCAAAGGAAATTACCCAATACAATGGACTGGTCCATTATACTTAAACTAAACGAAAGGATACATTATGATAATTAAAATAGGTGACAATGTAACTGTTACAAAAGATAGGTCTATGTGGCCAAGAGAAGGTCAAATAACTGACATATCTATTGCCACAACTAAAGGTGACCCTGCAGGTGAAAATGGTACACAGATACAAGAATATGATACCGAATTGAACTATACAGGTTCAATAGGATATGTAACTGAGAACGGTGACCACTATTGGGCATACTTTTCACAAATTGAAAAGGACATATAATGAAGAAAAAATATAGATATGTATTAAATCAACAAACTACAATCATAATTTTATTATTATTGTTAGTATTAAAACAATACGGAGTATTATAATGACAGGCGAAGAAAATTTTATTACAGCAATATTAACTCAAGCAGTAGAGGATGCTTCTTATACAGGTACAACTACTTTTCATCTTAAACATAAGGTTGAAGCGACTAACTGGATTTTAAGTAATCATCCTGAGTATCAAAACTATTGTAGAATGATAGGTCTTGATCCTAATACAATTAGAAACAAACTACTTAAAAGTGGTAATACACATATTACAAAACAACAAAACAAACAAATAGAAAGAACTATATGATAGACTATAAATTTAGTGAAGGAGAAATCCTAGAAGATGTAAAAGAATATATTGACAATACATATGATTCACATTATGCTAAAACTGTTAAACAAGCAACTGAAATCATCATTGACCAAGGTCATGGTACAGGTTTCTGTATGGGCAATATATTAAAGTATGCTCAACGATATGGCAAAAAAGAAGGCCATAATAAAAATGATTTATTAAAAGTTATACATTATGCTATAATACAATTATCGCAAGACCACTATTGAATACATCCTTGACAAATAGTATTAATTATCGCCGCTCCCATTACATAACATAACCATAGTGTTAGTATTATTGTCATTATTCTAATCATCGCTTACTCTGGCTTTGGAGCGGTTTCTGAAGGACGCACATAGAGTACTTATAAGAATCAAGATTTATATATCTAGTAGTTTTTTGTCTTTAGACACACTAGAATTTGCTTCCTGTTTTTCTCTTTGTTTAGTAGGTCGTAAATGCCAACCATGTCTTTCACTATAAACAGCAACATTTCCACGCCAATCATATTGTTCTTTACTCTTTTTTTCTTTAGAATCTTTTTCTTTATTATTCATACTTTTATTTATGTGTTAGTTATGTGTAAGAAATGTGTTAGTATTTAAGTATCTATTATTTGCATAGAGGAGTTGCAATCTTAATGTGTTAAATGCATAGTTATTCTCAATAAATATTTGTAGATGATTTACATAAAGAGAGGTTATGAATGTATAAAATTATTGAGTCCATTTTTGATTATTTTTTTGCTGGTGATTATGATGATCCTATCAAACGATTCTGCCAGAACGAATACAAAGACAACTGGAAAGAAAAGTATTACAGCCTTACAGGCAAATCAATTCAAGATAATTGGAGAGTTTAAATAAAAAAAGGGGACACTAGGTCCCCTCTTTTATTGGGCTGGAAATGCCCTAACTTAAAATGTAAATTTACTGCCGATTGACCAAGAAGTTGTGTCAGATCCAGAATCTAAATCTTTCATTTCACCTTCAGCATAAACACTTACTGATTCGTTTAAATCATGTGATACGCCTGCTGTGTATGCAACACCTGTTCCTTCTTTATCACCATAACCAACACTAAAGATAGAATAACTTGCTGTTGCTTCTAATCCATATTTGTCAGTTGCAGCGTCATATATTGTATATGATGAACTTACTGTAAGTGGTCCCAGATCAGTTGAACCTGCAACACCCCAATAAGATATATCGCTGTTGACATCATCAGCATAACCTACTGATAGATCACTACCAAGTAATTTAGTTGATATTGTAACTTCGAACTCATCAAAAGCATTTGTGTTTGTACTTGATCCGTCAACAATACCAATCGTGTCTAAAGTCAGACCTGATTGTGTTGTTGAAAATTTCATACTGTTAGATGATCTTGATCCATAGTTCCAATCACTACTACCGCCATATACATTAAAGATTGATGTTTTACCACCAATGTTATCTGCAAATGGATGTGATTGACGACCTACTGATAATGCACCCATATCTGAATCTAATCCTACATATGCAAGTTTAGAATCAAAAGTATTCGATCCACTATCGTCTGTATCAACACCAACTTCAAGTTTAGCAAAACCTGTAATGACATCTCCTTCAGCGCCTAAGTCTATGACTTCAACACCAATTGAAGAACCATTATCTTCAAGTTTGCTGTAAGTTTTGCCAGATGAATTTTCATCATTTGACAACTTATAGTTAAATGAACCATAAGGTATAATTTCTGCAGCATTTGCTTGATAAGCAAACACTACGAAACCTACCGCTACGATTGTAATTATTAATTTTCTCATTTGATATCTCCTTTAATTAAGAGGTTGATTCGATTATATTTATTTATTTTGATTTGCCAGGACGGCCTGTACGGTGATCAATACGACCTTTTCTTTTTTCTTGATGTTTTTGTTTTTCTTCTTGCCTTCTTGCTTCTGTAGGCTTTAAATGCCAACCATATCGTTCACTATAAACCGCAACATTACCACGCCAATCATAACGCTCCTTGTTCATGTCAATTATTGACAGGAGCATTGGCACGCCATTGATAACAAGACCAATATCGTGCTGTCGTTTTATCTTTTGCTGTATCACAGTTATGTCTCGCTCGAAATGATTTTCTTCGTGCAGGATCATCACGCTTGATACTCAAGCCTGTGGTATCACCAAAAGAAACTTTTTTTACTTTATCGCCGTCTTTGACATAGACATAGAACTTCTTACTTCCACCTCGTATTGGATCATTCAGTTTGACCTTCTTACCCTGATACTCTGCTTCGGTAATCTCTAAATCTTGGTACATACCTTCACATACCAAATCTATTTCTTCGACTTGTTTAAAACTTTTTACCATACGTTCTATTTATAATTCTCGATAAGGGAAACGTCAATATCTTTCCTGATTGGTGGCTCGCAATAATCCCTTTCATATACTCTAAGTAACTGGACGATTTTTTTACCGATTTTTTTTTCTTGTTTAAATAAAGAATTTTTCCCATGATAGCAGGTCTCCTCTCAATACTTATAAGAGGAGACCATGTATATTCAACCGCTCAAAGGTATCTTATCTAACCTTTCAGCATATTTCTGTATCTTTCGCTTCTTCGTGGCTCTCTCTACCTTCTTACGTCTTTTCTCACGCTGTATTGTATGTAACATATCTTTATAACGTTTCTCTTTCTCCTTTGCTATAAACCTATCAATCTGTTCATCAACGACCTGACGCATTTTATCTTTAATGCCAAGTTTCTTTATTTTAAGTGTTTTGATAAGTTGTGATTTGTGAGGAGAGTATTGCTCAAGTTCTTGAATCTTATGATCAAGGACTCTATGAGTATTCGACAAAGTATTTGCCATAAAAAATCCTCCGAAAAAATTTTTGATTGTAAACCTAAACCTAGTTGCCTAGATATAGACGTACATGAATATTTAGTAAAAGAAGAAATAGTAAATGAGACCTGATACAACTGATATATCAAGGCATACAGACCATAGAATGTATAAACGAAACAACCACTTTAGCATAATCTCTATCTCCTTACTCTATCGTCAAACAGATCCCTTAAAGTAGTCAGACGGTCTTAACCAAGAATCTGACATAGTGTTTTAGTTTAAATCTATACGAGCGCCTGTCTTTCTATTCGTGCCTTGTACTAACTCTTTCCATGACCCGCTGACTTCGAAGTTTACACTCTGTGCCTTGACTCTAAAGTCCTTTGTAACATCAATGTTCATATCTTCAGCCTTCATGTTAATCTCACCTTGTGGTGCCACTAGGTTTACATCACCCTTATCAACTTGTATGTTGACACTTGCGTTGCTGCCTACTTGTATTGTATAATCACTTCTTGTCTTTGCATTTGCATTGACGAACACTCGAACCCCTCCATCAGTAGTCGTACTGTTATTACCCTTAATGTGGGCGAAGTGGTCGTTAGAGATGATCTCATAGTTATCCCTCTTGACTCTCTGCACCTTGTCGCCGAACTCGTTGATCTCATAGCCGGTGCCTGTACTATGTCGTTCATGTATTCGTTCACTATTCGGGGTATCATCATACTCCTTGATATGACCAGCCTCGGTCTCGTATACATGATTGTAGGGATACTGTGCATTGTATGTGGTTGCTGGCTCTGAGAAGTTCGTGCCATCATCGCCAGGCAGTGACCTAGGCGCTGGAGCGTTAGCACGCCCTATGTCTATTGCATTGAAGTCTGCACGGCCGATGTTCTTCTCTCGATCGGCCCTTCGTAGGGTGAGCGTGGGGTGAGGGTTTAATTCGGTTGTTGTTACTAGGGGTATGTCGAATCCCTGTGCAT